AGGCGCCGGACGCCATCAGCGTCTGCAGGCTGGACCCCTTCACGGACTGGTCGATGATCGCCAGCTGCTCGCTGGCGCTCATCTTGCCGCTGATGGTGTTCTCGCTCTCGGGACGACGGAGCGTGGCGACGCCGTAGCGCTCCATGCTGGCCTTGTCCTTGCGACCGACGAGCATCCGGGAGCGGGCCATGAACGCCTTGACGAGATCGTCCATGCCGTTCAGGACGGCGCCGGAGTTGAACTCCGGGACGTTCGCGGACGCCATCAGCGTGCCGCCGAACGGGTTGGATGCCGGGAGGTCGGGAGCGGGGGTGCGCGAGGCAGCCCTGCGGACGACGGGACGCTTGGCAGCTGAGGCGGTCACGAGCTCCTTCTCTTCCTGGACTTCGACGGGCTCGGTGTCCTCGCCTTCGTCGTCGCCTTCGTCCTCGTCCTCCACCACCTCCGGGTCGTCCTCGTCGGGATCTTCGGCCGGGGTGGATCCCTCGGCCACCTTGCTGCGCGCGGCAGCGAGTCGGTTGGCGCGCTCGGACGCGGCGTCTTCGAGCGTGGTGCGGGCCTCGGTGATGCTGTCGAGGTGACCGTTCAGGGTCTCGAGCTCGTCCAGCTGCTCGTCGGTGATCTCGTCGTCGCTGAGTGCAGCGAGCTCCTGAGACTCTTCGTGGCCTTCGAGGTACAGCTTGTCGAGGTCGGCGATCGAGAGGCCGTCGAGGCTCTCGGGCATCTTGAAACGCATGGGATTCCTCCGGGCGGTTGGGGTCGGCGTAGGCGACCCGGTTTCAGAAACGGGTACTGCCTCGCGACTACGTCACAGAGGGTGGTGCTCTGAGCATGAGAATAGGCCCGCCGTGCAGGCAAGTGCAAGCGACGGGCCACAACCAGCCCTGGCTGTCAGGCGGGCTGGTAGCTCCCACTGAGGCGCTTGGCCGCTGCGGCGGCCTCCACCTCAGAGCGGTACGACTTCTTGGTGCCGTCCTTCGCGGTGACGGTGTAGGACTTGTTCGCAGGCGCGGCGCCCGTCTTTCCCTTGCAGCTGCAGGCCATGTCAGCCCCTCTCCACTCGTGCGCGCGCCGCCGACAGGCGGCGCTCGCGTACCTTGGCGCGTAGCGGTTCTGCGCGCTCGGCGATCTTCTGCTGGTGACGGTACTCGGCGACGGCGGTGCGCGCGATCCCGGCGATGAGCTCGGCGTCGAGCGGCGTGGGAATCCCGCCGGATGCCACCAGCACCTCGGGCTTCAGGGCACCGGCGCCGATGAGCACGGTCTGACGGCCGCCGGCGGCCGACGCCAGCACCGGGAACCCCGGCGTGTTGACCACCGGCACGCCGATCAGTTCCAGCTGGCCGCGCACTTCGCGCCAGTCACCCGACACCGCGCCGATGGCGCGCATCTTGGTGATGTCGTCGTCGGTCACGTCGGGCGGGATGATGCCGGCGTACCAGACGCCGAAGGCATCCTCGCCGACGTTCACGAACGCGCGCACGGCATCCGGCTTGTCGTAGAAGTCCATCGCCGATGCCATGCTCGCGAACCGCGAGGCGTGGCCGCCGTAGGACAGCACGCCGACCGGCTGGTCGCCGTCCGTCGTCTCGATCAGGCCCTTCAGGTAGTAGCCGTAGTTCGAGCTCGTCGTCGGAACCTCCTGGCACATGCCAGCCATGCCGACGTGGCAGATGCCCCACTCGGCGAGGTAGCCGTAGACCCGGCGAGTGTCTCGCTCGATGCGCATAGGCACCGCCCGGTCGAGCCCGGGATTGGAGAACCACTCGCTGGGGTACCGGGTGACCTCCGGCTCGACCAGGCGGGCGACGGGTGCACGGAGCGTGGATGCCGATGCGGTGAGCACCCGCGCCCCGTGGTGCTGTGCCGGCCAGATGTTCAGGGCCTCGTAGTGCATGTTGGCACACAGACCTGCGAGCCAGTCGGGATTCTGGACGTACTTCGCCAGCTGGGTGCGGCACCGGTTGAAGTCGCCGGGGGCGCCCCACTTGATCTTCGCCGCGCCCTCGCCGTGCACCCAGTAGTTGCGGATGCGCTGAGTCGGGATCGGGTGGGTGATCCAGCCGGGGCCGTCGTGGGTGCCGGGTGCGAACGCATGCGCCCCCATCGCGAGCGCCCCGTCGCCGTAGGCGATGGTGCCCATCGCGAGCCCGTCGGTCTCGGATGCCCAGGTGTCGGGGAGCTCTACGTCGGGGCAGCCGAGCGCGGACTTGCGCTTGCGGATGTGGGCCTTGGTGGCGTCGGGATCCTTGGCACGGCCGATGGCCTGGATCGCGTTGGCGAGATCCTCGCAGTTCTCGATCGGGTACGAACCGTCCGGCATCGCGGCACCGGAGTCCGCTGCCTTGTCGCGCTCAGCCTGCGGGAAGTCGCGGAACAGTTCGGCCTCGAGCGCGGCACGGGCGTTGTCCTCGGGGGAGTCCGTCAGGTCGACGACGTTCCAGCCGTCGAAGCAGCCGCACGCTTGCAGCGCGGCCACCTCCTGCTCGACCTCGGCGTCGGTGAGGTCTTCCTGGAACTCGTGGCCGAGCGCGATGTACGCCTCCTGGAACGCGGGGATCGGCACGATGGTCAGCCCGGCGACGCGCATCTTCGAGAAGACGGTCTCCGATGGCATCAGCAGTTCCATCAGGTCGATCTCGTCGCCCTCTTCGATCTCCTGCACCTCGACCTCGGCGGCATCGCCGTCGATCGAGACGCCACGGACCAGGCCGTTGACCATGCCGTCGATCGCCTCCTGCGCGTACGGCGTGGTGAGCACGATCGCGCCGGTCCAGCGCCACATATTCGTGGCCTCGTCGCGCCACGCCGTGTCGACGCGGCCGACCGTCGAGGACATCGAGGTGTCGCCGCCGTGGCTGTGCACGTACTCGTAGAGCAGCGGCACCGGCAGGTCGCGGGTGGACAGCGAGTCCAGCGCGAACATCCGGCCATCGCCGGTGGGCACGCCCTCGGGCGCGAGCACGCCGTGCACCGGGATCTCGGTGATGAGCTCCTCGTCCTCTTCAGGCTCGTCGGGGACGAGGTCGCTCTCGTCGGCCACCTCGACGGCGATGTCCGTGGGGTCGGCCGCGGCAGCCATCACCACGTCATTGCCGGGCAGGATGTCCGGGTTGTCGTCGAGCGCATCCTCGGGGCCGATCGTGTACGTCGTGGCGCTCATGGCCCCTCCGTTCGCAGCTGCTGGCTGCAAGAGACAGCGGCAGTTGATCCAGATTTCCGGTGGGCCGGCTGGCTCCCCCGGGTAATGCAGGTCGTAGCCGCCCACATCGAATGTCCCACCGATCAGGACGATCTGTCCATCGGCATCCGCGTGCGAGTCGCGCACCGCGTTGTCTTTCTGACTCGTCCAGCGCTTGTATCGGCCGCCGCGAGCACCGGTTCCGTCCATCGTGGCCCGATTGACGGTGTAGCCGCTCAGCCAGTAGGTCACCCGATCGACTTGGACGTCGGAGACCTCGAACTGAGGCTCCGTGGTCTCGTCGAGGGCGTCCATGACCGACTTTTGGAAGGCATCCATGCGCCGCACGCCGCTGGCGTGCGGTGCCTCCTGCAAAAAGTGCTCCATCCAGAGCACCGAGGCCGCTTCGACGATGTCGATCGACCATTCCGGGTCTCCGGCCATGTATCGCTCGAGTCCATCGCGGACGAAGGGCTTCAACTCGTCGTCGGCGTCGCTCAGTCGGGCTTTTCGAGCCGCCGCGAAGGTTTCCGGGTCCATTAGACGCTCGCGGGGTGCTCGAGACGCATTAGGGCGAGGTGTTCGCGGAGAAGATCGCGGTCAGGGGGCTTCCGAAGGCTGATGATCGTCCTCGTGTAGCTGTCGAGACAGCCTGCGAGCGTGTCGATGTCGCTGGGGAGGTCGAATCGGTCCAGACACGTCCACGCACCCTCGAGGAGCGAGTCCATTTCGCGATCCGAGAGCCGTGGCATCCGCATATAGAGCTCCGCGGCGACCGCTTCGTCCTTCAGCGAGCCCGACAGCCGGTTCTTGAGCTTGTTCCCGGCCTTCTCGAGTGCCCGGTAGACCACCACCTGGCTCGCGGCGAGCAGTTCCTCGGGGACGTTGTCGCCCTCGGCCGGCGCATCGCCGTCACGCGGGATGTCGCGCACCGGGTGATCCTTCTTGGTGGGGATCGGGCGCTGTTCGTGGGTCTCCTCGGCGGGCTCAGCAGGAGCGGTGATGGGCACGCCGAGGAGGGCGAGGCCCTGAGCGACGAGCTCAGGGGTGGTCTGGCCTTCGGCGAGCTTGACGGTGAGCCATTCAGTGCGCTCGGCCTCGTCCATCACGTCGGTCTCGGAGAATCCGTTCTCCCGGACCACCGCTTCCTTCGACAGCACGCCCCGGTCGTAGAGCTCCATCGCCTCTTTCGACCGGTTCGGCCGCATCCGCATCGCTGCGTCGTCGGCCTCGATGTTGAACTCGAACGCCTGCTCGGCATCCATGCCGAGCGACTCGAGCACTGGGCGCAGATAGCCCACGGTGAGCGATGAGGTGATGACCTGCAGCAGCGGCTCGGAGTGCGACTTGATCGCGGCCTCTTCGATCTGCCAGGAACCCCAGTGATTCACGTCGGCGGTGCCGGTGAGGATCTCGGGCGGCATGTCGAGGCCGAGCCCGAGGCGGCCGATGGCCTCCTTGCGGAGCTCGATCGCGTGCTGATCCAGGTCGGTCCAGAACTTCAGGAACTGCACCTTGTCGATGTACTCGCCGTCGACCTGGATGACGATCGGCACCTTCGCCGAGGCATCCTGCGGTGCGTCGATCGCGATCTCCGCGACGGAGACCAGCAGATCGGCGAACGCCTGCGCCGGATTCGCGACCTGGGTGGACACCGACTCGCCGGGTTCCGGGTCGCCCTGGTTCGTCTTGTTCCGGGACGGCAGGGTCGGGAAGGAGAACTGGCTGGGGAGGATGAGCATCCCGGCGCTGGTCAGCCGCGAGTCCAGCTGCGCGGCGACGTGCATGGTGAGCCGCTCGATCTCGCTGAGGATCGGCAGACAGGCACGGCTCGGGGAGGCCGAGCGCTTGGGCGTCCGCGGATGCGGACGCCAGATGCGGATCACCATCGACGAGTTGGTCTCAGCGACGACCTTGTCCTCGCCCTGCCCGAACGTGAAGGTGGAGCCGTCGCGCTTCGAGATCTCGGTGGCCGCGATGACGAACCAGTCGTCCTGGCCGTTGGTGTCCATGCCGACGATGTACGCCTCACCGGCGACGGTGAACTGGATGCCGAGCATCCGCAGCATCTCGGCCTGGCCCTCGGGCCCGCCGAACAGCGCGTCCATCGCCTCCTGCACCAGCGGGTCTGCGGTCGGCTTGCCATCGGGGCCGGTGACGAACAGCACGGCCTTGCTCAGCAGGTTGCCCACCCAGTCGACGCCGTAGCGGTACTCGCCGACGGTGTCGTAGAAGTTCCAAGCGGCTTCCTGCCACTCGATCCCGCCCTGTCGGCCTTTGCCTGTCCAGGTCCGGTTGGCCTTGCCGATCGTGTAGTTCTTCGCAGCCGCGACGAACCCTGTCGCGGGAGTGGCGAGAATCTCAGATCGGAATGGCGTTCCGCGTGGCATCCGGCCCCCTCGGTCGCGAAGAAGGGAGGGCGCCGAGATGCGGCACTCCTCTGAGGCCGAATCCTAGCGCGGGTCGGGCTTATTCGCCCTTACCCTCGTCGAAGTGCACGTACTGGCTCGTCCAGTACGAGAGCGCGAGCCAGCCCCAGAACAGCCACCATGCCCAGCCCAGCCAGGGAGCCAGGAAGCTGACCAGGAACGACGCCAGCGCGATCAGCGTGATCCACGGCCCGGCGCACCACGGGCAGGTGACCAGCTTCGCCCAGTCGCCGTCGTTGGTCAGACCCTGCCACCAGGCGCGCAGCTTCTGCGCGGGCGGGTAGTCGTCGTAGGTGATGATGCGGGTCAGCCGGGCGGCGCCGACGACGCCGACGACCACCGCCAGGATCGCCTGCCACCAGGTCAGCGCGCCGACTCCGATCCAGATCATTTGAACCCCTCGTACTCGAAGGCGACGCGCCCGGCTCGGGTGAGCCGGTCGCGGCGCGCGTAGATGTGGATGGCGATGCGCATCGTCAGCGGACCCTCCATGATCGGCGTCTCGAGCGGGATGCGGTAGCCGTAGCCGCCCGCCATCACGGTGCGCTGGTCTCCGTCCCAGGGGCCGCCGACGAACTCGGCCTGTACTGGCTGCGTCTCCATCACACTGCCCTCCCTCTCCTGCCGAACGGCAGCTTCCTGGTGGCCCCCGGGCCGCCAGGTCGGAGCGATCCACGCGGGATGCCGGCAGCGACGTCGCCGGTGCCGCCGCCGTGGAGCTCGGTGATCGCCCAGACCAGGGCATCGACGCGGTTCGGCGACGCGCCCTTGCCCGGCACCCAGGTCATCTGCTCGTCCTCGAGGTCGGCCAGATCGGCGCCCTCCTGGTGGACGACCTTCTCCTGCTCGTACAGGCCCACGATCGGTTCGGCGCGGACCTCCTTGCCGTGGCTGGCGCGGACCTCGATGATGCGGCCGGTGAATCCGGCGTTGCGGACGTTGTCGCGCACCATGTCGGCGCCGAAGTTGCGCTCGACGACGATGGCGTCGGCGTTGATGCGCTCGTACTCGTTGATCGCCGCAGTGGCCCAGCCGTTCGGGCTGAACTTCCCGCTCAGATCGCGCAGCACGCCGTACCGCTCCGCGCCGAGCTTGCCGGCCGAGATGATGCCGGTCTCGTCCGAGCGCTTCGCCGTCGATCCCGCAGGGTCGATGGCGACGACGCGGCGGCCAAGCTCCTCGACGGTGAAGACCTCGCGCTTGAGCAGCGACTCCTTCCAGAGCGCGCCGACGACGTCGTCGAGCAGCTGGGCCTCGAGCTCCTGGCGACCCTTGCGGGTGCCGCGCAGCGGGTCGATGACGCGACGCCGGTAGCTCTCGTCCAGGTTGTGCTCGTTGCGCGACGTCGGCACGCGCACCAGCACGGTGCGCGCGTCCTTGATCCGCTCCTTCGTCCACTTGTTCGGCAGCGGCGACGAGGTGAGCAGCACCTTCGCGCCGCCGGGGAGTCCGGCGACGCGCAGCCCCAGCTGCAGGTTGTCCCAGACGTCGTCGATGTAGTCCATGTGGCAGGGCTCGTCCAGCCACGCTGCACCGTGCTCGGGACCACGCAGCGAGTTGGGCTCCTCGGCCGAGTAGCCGAACACCTTCGCCCCGTTGGCGAAGGTGAACTCGCGCAGCGCGGGCTTCCAGTCGTAGGTCTCGCCCGCGAGCTCGCAGGCGCGGATCAGCCCGGACGGTCCCTCGACCATGATCTGCCGCACGTCGGGACCACGGCGGCCGACCATCGCGATGCGCGGCACCTTCTCCTTGACGCGGCGCAGGTAGTTCGAGCCGGTGCGGGTCTTGCCAGTGCCGCGGCCGCACATCATGAACCAGATGTCCCAGCTGATCCCGGGCGGCGGCCACTGGTAGTCCTGCGCGTGCGGGTACGGCACGCCCTCGTGCGGGTAGCCGTCGCAGCTGCGCCCCTTCCGGCAGTACCAGACCTGGTGGTTCGCCGAGGACTGCGCCTGGATCCGGCGGTAGAGCTCGTCCTTCGCCTTCGACGGCAGCGCGTCGATGCGCGCGAGGATCTCCGGGTCGATCGCGATGCTCATGGGCACCCCCAGGTTCCGAACAGCGCGCCGTCGAGATCCTTGATGTAGCGCTCCGGCCCCTGTCGGCCGGAGTCGATCAGCTTGTCGAGCTCGAACAGCTGGTGCTGCGGAATCTCGAGGTCGCGCGAGACCTGCGCCATGACGGCGCGACGGACGTAGCCGCCGATCGAGATGCCGCGCCGATTGCTGGCCTGCACCAGCAGCTGGTAGCAGGTGACCGAGAACGCCGTGAAGCGCACCAGCCGCTGCTTGCCGGCGTGGCTGCGCGAGCGCTTGGTCACCTCTTCTGCCTTGGCCGCGACCTCCGTGGCGATGATGTCGCGCCAGGTGCCGCCGCTCATCCGGTCGACTCCTCCGGCGGGATGTCCTCAAGGTCGATGACCTCGCCCTCGAGCTCAGGCAGTTCGCCCTGCGCCTGCAGGATCGCGTTGACCATCTGGTTGAGCTCGACCTCGCTGGGCATGAGCTCGACGCGGGTCGGCGCCTTGGCCCCGGAGATCATCGCGTGCAGCGCGAGATCCTTGCCGGCCTGCTCGTGCCACTGCAGCTTCTGAGTGTTCGGGATCTTCACCGTCGGGTCGTTCTGGTCGACGAAGAAGTCGGCGCTCGCCATCCTGAACGAGCGCGCCAGCAGCTGCTCGGCGCGCATCACCTCGGTCTGCCGCAGCGTCTCCCAGTCCTCGGGGGGATGCGTCGACGCGAGCGCGCGGATGTAGGCCGTCTTCGCCATCGCGGCGTTCTTGTACTCGAGCGCCTTGGCGATCTCGTGGAACGGGGCACCGGCCAGCCGCATGTTCACGCACGCGACGGCGCGCATATCGGGGGAGGCCGCGGCGACCTCGGCCGGGTCGACACCCAGGCTGGGGAGGATCGGGATCTCGCGGGGCTTGGTCTTCGGGGGCGGCGGCGGGTCCAGCTTCGGGAAGCTCAGCCGGGTGATGTTGTCGGGTTCCTCGTCATCGGCCACGATCCACCTCCTCGTCCAGCGCACGTCGGCGCAGGTACTCGGAGCGGGACAGCGCCCCGCGCTTCTCGTCGAGCCGGAGCCTCTCGCCTTCGGTGATCCGCATCACCACGTAGACGTTCCGCGCGACGTCCTCAACTGGTCGCCTGGGCATGCGCGAAGCGTAACACGCTACGTCATCAGCGACGAGGCCAGCGACCCAATGCCTTCTCGCGCTGGATCCAGCCGTAGTTCGAGGACGCGGTCCACAGCATGAACTCGCCGACCGGCTTGGCCGCGTGGATGGCGCCCCAGATCACCGCGACCAGGAAGCCGACCATCAGCAGCAGGAAGATGCCGATCCCCCAGATCACCAGGATCAGCGCCGCGACGGCGCTGGTCATCTCTGCCGTCGACGGCATCAGCTGCTCCGCTCGCGAAGATCCTGGCGCAGCCAGGCCGGGAAGGTGGAGTCGTGCAGCGCGGCCTCGAGCCACAGCTGGCACTCCTGGCACTCGCGCGTGTGCGCGAGTGCGGCTTCGAGCTTCGCCTGGTCGGTCTCCATCAGTGCTCATCCATGTGGGCTGGGGGTGGGGTGGGCGGCGGTGTCTGGTTGGTCATCGGATCGGCCATCCGCTTGTCGTGTTCCTTCTGGGCGCGCTTGAGCCGCTTGCGCTCCTTGCGGGTGGGCCGCTTCCACTCCGGGTGGAACGTCGCGTCGGCCTTGTCGTTGCTCATCGGTCCAGCCATCCGGCGCGCTCGAAGCCCTCGCGGAACCCCATCATGTAGCCGTTCAGCCATTGCCGGCGCAGTCGGTCGTCGATATGCTCCTCGGCCATCGTGACGTAGTCGTCGGCGTTCTCCGTGGTGACCGGCTCGCCACTGTGACCAAGAGCGTCATGGGTGTCTGATCCGCAGATCTCGCAGTGGAACTCGGGGATCAGCTGGACGATCAGTGTCTCCGCGTCCCTGGCGTAGTCCGCGTCGATCTCCTTGCGGAACTCGACGAAGCGCACCCCATCCATATCCCAGGACACGGGGAATGCGCGGATCGCCTTTCTCAGGAGCTCGACGGCGGCAGCCGACACATCCGACTCCTCGACGTCGTAGACCTTGCGGATGTGCGCCTCGTTCTCCGCGCGGATCTTGACGCGCACGGCGTCGCGATCGGCCATCACCGCCGCGTCGTGATTGCCCCCGGCGCACATCGCTCGGGAGACCTCGGTGTAGTGGTCGTACTCGTGACCGAAGTGCGGGTCGCGCATCTCCTCGGGCACGATCAGCACGCCGTTGTGGCCGCCGCGCTCCTGCGCGGCGGCGAGCTCCTCCTCCGAGGGGTCGCCGTAGAGGATCTCCGGGACGCCGCTCATCCCCCAGGTGCGCACCTTCGCCATCTGCTCCGCTCGCCGTGATGCGGTGTCATGCCGACCGGCGCGCTCGTCGTCCAGCCAGTCCATCTGCTCCGTGGTCATCGTCGGCCCCCTGCCAGTCGTAGTCTCTTGAGCCGCTGACGGCGGCGTTTCTTCTGACGCTCGTTGACCTCGGGGATCGGCCCCCGTGCCGGGTGGAAGGTCGCCGCGACCTTGTCGTTGCTCACGCCAGCACCGCCTCGGCGATGTGGCGCGCGCCGCAGTGTGCGCACACCGTGACCTCGAGCAGTTGGGTCTGGCCGAGCCGGTTGCCGATCGCGAACACGTAGTCGTGCCCGTTCAGCCAGCACTGCAGTCGGCGGATCACGCCTCGACCTCCGCTCGAGTCGCCTCGATCTCGGGCCTGGCGAACGGGTCGCGGCCTTCCCAGAGGAAGATCCGGTCGGCGCGGCCGGTGGCCTCGACGGCGTAGTGGTCGAACGTCGACGGGCCGTAGAACGTCGCGTAGGGGAGCTCGAGGTTCGGGTGCTCGACGATGATGGCCTCGAGGATCGCCGTGACGGCGGTCAGGTGCACCGCCATCGTCCTGCCGTCCTGCCGGATCAACAGGATGCCCTCGGTGGTCGGGAACTCGGTGCGCATGCGGCTCATGTGGGCGAGCCTACACCCTGGTACCCTCGGGACATGGATACTCTTCTCACACGCGAGGACGTCGCGCGCATCCTTGGGATCAACGCCGAGACCTTCGACCACATGCGCCGGCGTGGCGACGGCCCTCCCGAGGTCAAGCTCGGGCACCGCACCATCCGCTACCGACCCGTCGACATCGACGCCTGGCTGATCTCGCGGCAGAACGTCGCGTGACGTGCCTCCACGGCCGACTGCGCCGCGGGTCGCCGTCCCGGCGTGGCTGTCATGGGCGGTGCGCGAGCACAATCTGAGTCCGGCGACCTTCGCCGTCCTCTTCACGCTCTGCGAGCTCGGCGATGACGAGTGGATCTGCGAGCAGAGCGAGCGCAACATCGCGCAGAACGTCGGTGTCGCCCGGATGACCGTGCGAGCGTCGATCGAGCGCCTGATCGAGATCCACGCGGTCGTCGACCTCGGGCGCATCGGCAAACGCTCCCCGCAGCGCTTCCGTGTTGCGGCGTCGCGCCCCCCCACCGCCGCGCAGCTTCGCCTGCTCGCGACCAAGGCCGTCAGACGCTCCACGATGGGCGACGGCAGCTGGCTCGTCAGTGTCGAGTGAGATCTGAGTGGTCTAACCACTGTGCCACCAGTGGTCTAACCAGTAGACCACTCAAACCGCGTAATTTCGCGAAATCGCCCTATATACAGGGGGGAACCATTTCAGCCGGGTGAAAACCACCCGATTTTCGGCGCGTACCCGGGCCCGGGCCCCCCGCCGGAGGCGGGGGAGCCAGGGAGCTCGTCACTGCGGCGGCCGGCCGCCGCGGGGCGCCTGTATGTGTGATACGGAATATCTGGTGCGCTCTGGTCCGTGCGTATTTGTGATACGGAATACGCAGCGCACATTCCCCATCCGGCGAGTCGAAGCCCCCGGGGGTGGGCCGGACCTGCAACCGTTTCGTTGCAGGTGGGGGGGTGGGACTCGGTACCACGCTCGGTGACACTCGGTACCACCCCCGATTAACCCCGGTTAACCGACCCGAGACCTGTCGAAACTAATCCCCCGATTACCGCGCGGACGCGGTATGCTTATCGAACGCCCCCGGACCATGCAAGCCGGATCAAGGGTCACACCCCCGATTAACCCCGGTTAATCGGACACACCGAAAGGGTCATCATGACCACTACAACCCCCAAGCCCGCGGCCAAGCCCGCGGCCAAGACCGCGGTGCACGCACCGCTTGAATGCCGTATCGCGGTTGCCACCGCGCACGGCGAGAACGATGCCGCTCTGGCCGCCCGTGTGCGCGCCGTGGCCGCCGCCCTGGCCGCGGGCACGGATGTGAAGACCCTGGCCGCAGACATGGCGCTCGACGCTAAGAACGGGGTCACCACCGTCGACGGTGACCCGATCACCGCGGTCTCCGCGGTCGTGCTCGGTTGGGCACGCGGTGTGCTCACCACGCTCGACG